CGGACTAGCGGACCTTGTGGCGGGGGACATCTTTGGCAATACGTGGATAGACCTGATATGGGACGGGATCTACATGGAGATGGGGAATAGCGCATCCACTATAACCAACACTACCGCCCTGGCTCCCTACTTCTGTATGGTTTCGTCAACCTCTAGCGTCTCCTGCCCTCATGGTCTAGGTACAACAACTCCAATGGTAGCCTGCTACGACGGAAGTGGAAACCTGTTGGGTTCCAATGGTGCGTCTACAAGCGTAACATCCGTTGTTGCCATAAACTCCAATACGGCTACACTTGGATTCTCAGGGACCACTACTGGAGTCTGTGTGATATCTACAGGCGGGATGGGTCCACAAGGACCACAGGGGACTTCTGGTCCTGTGGGACCACAAGGAGTCCAAGGTAATACTGGGCCACAGGGATTACAAGGTCCACCGGGAACAGGGGGAGGTTCAAACATTAGACCCTGTGAGATCATTATTGGAGATCCCGGTAGCGCCTCTCCCGTACTCGCAAACGACAACAACTCCCCGCATGTCTGTACTAATGATGAGGCCACAAACCTTACCATCACCGCAGTTCATTGCTTCTCCCCGGTAGGGACTCCCTCTGTTAGGCCAATCATAAGGGGTGGCTCCACAACCTCCATCCTTGCCAACGATCTTAATTGTAGTAGTTCTGATACGGCAGGGACTCTACAGGGAGTTCCTGTCCAGGTTCCCGGTTCAAGTTTGGATGGGAATATAGTAACGGCTGGAGGGGTGGCTAAGTATCTGGTCATCCGCATTTCGAGGACTCTGTGATAAAGAAGACTATCCTATTTCTGTCCCTTTCGGTTCTAGGGTTTGCAGATGTAAAGTACGCGGTAGGGTCGTTCGTGCAGGGGGCCACAACGGTAACAGTTGGCTGGCAACCCACAGCCCTGCGTGTTTACGCCACCGACCAGACTGCTGCTGGAAGTGTAGCCAATGCCCGTCTGATGATAGGGTTTTGTGCGTACTACTCATCTACTACTACGTGTGCTAGTGCATGGTCGGGGTTCTCGGATTCCGGTGGGGCGACGGCTAGCACGGTAGCCAAGCGGTCAACCACTCTTAACCGACTGTCATTCTATACGGAGCCATCTGGAACTAACGTAGCAGAGGCAAATATAGCAATAACGTCTACGGGCTTTACGGCGACATGGACAGGAGACGCAGGGAGTCGAATATTCAATTACGAAGCTATTGGAGGTAGCGACATCACTGCTGAGGTCATCACCGCTTCTACTCCCGCTGGGACTGGTACACATACATACACGGCAGGGTTTGCTCCTACTGTTGTGTTTATGATAGCCGGGGCCACCTCTAGCGCCTCCAATACTCCAGCAACCCCTGCTACGAATTGGGATCTGTCTTATGGATTCTGCGTTGGCACGGATACGGCACAATCGGCGGGAATAGGAAGTCAGAGCGCCACAGCGTTATCGACTTCGATAGCTAGTTCGTGGCTTACCACGTCTATCATGAGTTGGGAGTCGTCCTCTGTCCCTTCTGTTTCTTGGCAGGCTACGTGTTCGGCAATGGATTCCACGTCGTTCACGTTGAACTACACTTCGACATCCGGTGTCGCTGGTCCGGATATTGTATTTCTGGTTATAAGCGGGGGAAGCTGGCAAGGTGGAGTCACAACTCAGCCAACATCTACGGGGAACCAAACGCTTACCACTACAGGGTTTACCCCCAAGGGAGTAACCCTTCTGTCCATAGATCATGCTCATGCAACCACCATACAGAACCACATGAGGGTGTCGGTAGGCGGTAGCGATGGTACGCACTATTTCAATGACTTTGTTGGCGGAAAGTACAACGTAACGGTTCAGATAGCATCTACGTCAATGAGTCAATCGACGCTATTAAATATGATGACGGAGGCTGGTGCCTCTCCGGCCACCCAAGCCACAGCGGATACCGTATCTTTTTCATCGGGGTCTGCGACCGTTCATTGGAGTGCAGTAGATGCAACGGCAAGAGATATTGGGTGGGTGGCGATTGGTTCGGCTGCGGCTCCTCCAGCGGGTACGGTTAAGCACAGGATCACTCGATGACAGGGCATCTACATACCCATAAAGGAATAACCAGAAGGGGATTTATCCGAACGGCTGGGATGGGGGCAGTTGCTCTTGCCACGGCGAAGAAGGCTATGGCTACAGGTGTTCCGTTTACTGTAGCCATGATTCCAGACCCGCAATATTTAGCAGGCGACAAGACTTGTTCTGGATCTGCTATCTATAACGCTCTAATCCAGTGGGGGATCACTAACAGGAACCTATCTGTCAATGGCACTCCTCTGAATATAAAGGGGTTCCTGCAAGTAGGCGATTGCGCCAATACTGTTCATGCCAACAGCTACGACCAGCAACAGCAGATCTCCGTAAATGCCTATGCTTTAGCGGAGGCCGCAAGTCCGAAGATGTTTGTGGTCCGATGTCTTGGAAACCACGACTACGAGACTCCCGGTGGGAATCTTGACCGAAGTACAGTGGCGTATATGTGGAGGAACGACAAGGGTGGGGCGTGGTCTCCGACCAACCTTGCCGCAATCTATAGTGGTGGGATGGATCTAGGGAATGGAGACCATGCCTACTTCGGAGGAGCATATACAGATACGCCTCCCATCCCAACGTCTTCTATTAACTCCTACATGCGACTCCTGATACAGGGGCGCAAGATATTGGTCATCTCCTTGGAGTTCTATCCGCGTTCTGCTGTTCTAGTGTGGGCAAGGGGGATACACGACACCTACCTTGACCATGAGTGCTGGGTCACCACTCATGGCTACATGACGCATTACGCCACCCAGTTCGACAGAAATACGTTATACGGTCCAACAGCAGGATATAATCTCGGGGCGGCTCCCGCCGCAAATTCAGGTATAGAGATGTGGTCTGGGTCTGACGCAAGTTGGAATGGGTTCACCACATGGCCGAACCTTTCTCTAGTCACCTGTGGGCACGACATAGACGGATACAACCTAGGAGATGGTCACGCTAATGGATGGGTATGGCAGAGGGTTCCGATCCCCAGCACCAGCACTAGCGCACATACCGTTCAACAGGTATTTGGAAACTGTCAGGGGGACTACGGAAATGACGGAGACGAACAGAACTTCTGTTCTGGTAATCCGTCCACTCCAGATGGCGTAACCGATGCAGCCCACCTGATGCTTCTTCGCGTATGGCCCAATACGGGGTTCCTGGAATCCTTTATGGTTAGCGCCAACAACAATAAGTGGACTGGGGCTAGAGGGGTAATCAATCAGACCAATCCTGTGCAGTTGTTCAATGTTCCGTTTGGGGTTCCGCTTGTTGGTTCCGCGATCTTCCCTCTTCCTAATTCCCAAGTAAGGTCGTTCTAATGAGAAGGCTCGTAGCATTCCTGCCGATGCTCTGCTTCGCAGGGCAATCCCTTGTTGTCACCACGACTTCGGCAACAATAACTCCGGGGGTATCAACGGGGCCAGCAACCTTTAGAGTGGAACTATTCCTCCACGATTGGACGACGATGCCAACCTTCCCTTTAAAGTCCAATGGATACAACGGAGGGTGGTACATACAGGGGCTAGGGTCCGCTATTGGGTGGACCGACCAAGGGGTTACCGGATTCTCTGGGGCCACGGCCTGTCAGATCCCGGTAACCGGACTGGACGCTAACCAAATAATTCTCCGCTACCAGAGAGATGCGGTAAGTAAAACGGGGTCTTGTGAGGCGTGGGCACCCGTGGGCGGCAAGTGGATAATGCTTAAGTCCCAATCCTATACGTTCACGTCTTCATCCTCAGGCGGTGGGAGTATAGCTATAGGTGGCGGGACGAGTGTCCAGGAGAAGGTTGCGTTTGTAAGGATGTTCTCCACTACGGTTCCCAGGAACTACAGAATCCCCGTTGTGGCAGACGTTGGAGATCTGTTTGAATTCAAGTTCGACGGAAATCCCCTAGACTACAGTTCTCATGGAGGTACTGCTTCCGTATCAGGAGTTTACAATTCAACTCCATCTCTTTCTACGGTGGCCCGCATAAGAGTTAACCCTACGTCATGGAGCGACTGGACTAGTATACGGGCGGGATTCCCCGTTCAGTTAGACGGTTCTTATTCTTACTCTCAGTTAGACTCTAGTCCAGCGGTATCCTATTCTTGGTCTATGGATTCAGGACCATCCACATTGATCTGGGACAGCACTTCCACATCAAGTCCAACGGTCCAGGGAGCCATCTTTGGATCGTATGTATTCCGGCTAACGGTTACGGATGTTAACAACAACAGCGCATCCACAACTCTTCAGGTGGGGGCGGTTGCCACGGACTCTAACGGAGTGGTTGTATCTGACAATCCAGTGGTCGATCAAATCTTTGGCCCGATGGTCAAGTTCGGTTCTAACCCCTGGTCCGCTCAGGATATGTACGCCCTTCAGTCCACAACTCAGAGATTGTCAGACTACCAATCCATATATGGACTGTCAACCACATGGCCGTATGCTCCTTGGGAGTCTAATCTTTCTGGTGCTGTATCTTACACTTGGAACGGTGTAGGGATGTATCCAGGGATAAGCGCAACAGGGACAACGATTAGCAGCAATATCCCAGCAAGCGGACTTGCTTTTACAATCTCCCTTGCGGACCCCAGTCTAATTAAAGTAGACGACCTTCCTACCAGAGTCTACGTGTGGACTGCTTCTGGACAGTACGAAGAAATAAGGATTGGATCGGTGGACGCTTTTGGACATCTGGTTCCGATCAGCCGTGGAGTGGTGGACTCCACCAATGGGAGGATTGCTTCTCAGGCGTGGTCTAACGGAGCGCACATAGGGCAGTTCAAGGTTAAGGGCACTAACACCAGTTTCCTGTCCACTATTTGTAATGGAACGACCAACCGACAGCCAGTTCTGCATTACACAAGAACAACGGATGGGTCTGATGCGATGCAGGACTGGACCAATTGGTTTGGATGCGAAAGCGATACCACCTTGTATCTATACCCCAGTTATGATGTTACCTCCCTTAACGGGCAGCCACAGACAGCCAAGAATTATTCCTACATCGACAATCCCGACCTATATGTTAATCAGAGCCAATCCGGTGGCCTTAACTTCTACGGAGAAGATCTAGCCCACCGTGCCCTGTACCTAAGATCTGGATACGCTCCTGCTCTAACAGCGGCTAATATGATTGGAGATATATGGGCTAGAATGCCTAAACTGTCTGGTCACTCCATAGGGGAGCCATTGTTTCAGGGAGGTCTTGCAGTAGGAGGATTTGCGGATGCAATGTTGAGTACTACCGCCAACAATATAAAGATGTCCGACCTTAGAGGGTATGCTTCTCAGGGGGCTGCACTTCTGTCTCAACCATGCTACTCATTCGATAGCCGTGACACGGGGTATCAATTCTCTTGGTTGGCATTGGCCGCTCTATACGACGACAATACTGGAGCGCAAACCCCACCCAACGGGTTTGCTTCGTGGAGAGCTTATTGGCTTAGTTTTCTTTCGGGTCCTTCTGGTCTATACGCCCATGAGGCGGCGTGTTCTCATGGCGACAACTCGTGGGCCTCTGGGGCGTATTTCAATTCCGGTGGTCCAGCCATAACCGTTAGCAACAATTCCAATATAGGGACAGGTAGCGGGATTCCATCCGACACTTGCGCTGGTATCGCAAGTGGTTCTGGGGTGATCTCTGGTGGCAACGTACTCACTGGGACTGGGTTTGTTTCAGGAATCAGAATAGCCGTAACTGGAAGTAAAAACGGGAACCCTTGGACTCAGTGGTATTACTATACCTTGGACTCCAGTACGCAGGTACATTTTAACCAAGGAGCCACATGGGGAGGAGATTCCAATTCAGTTACTTGGATGATCGACAACACCCACTGGAGCACCGTGTTTGGGGTGGATGGATCTTCTGCGTCCCTTGCCCGTAGTTGGTCGTGCATATGGAATAACTCCGGTCAGATAACGCTTATGCGCAACTGGAGCAATTCTTGGGACGGTGTGTCGGGAGTCTACCACGCATGGTACGGATCTAGCGCCAATGTTGCAGGTATCGCTGTTCAGCCTTATATGCTTGGTATCCGACAGAATGCTTGGAGATGGGCGGCATTAGCGGCTACAGCGGCAGGCAATCCTACCCTTGCGGCACAATTCAACTCCTTGAGGACCGCAGCCTCTACGTGGTTTAGGAATACAGGGTTCGACTCTGCTATTACGCAGGGGTCCTTCTACAGTAGGGTAGATGAACTATGCGAACCGATTACTCCTGCGTCTATGGGGTATGGTGGTGGTGGTCCCTGCTTTGACGACAACCCATCCAATTCGGAGTACGACAAGGTTGCTATGCGGCAGTTGACCGCAGAGGGGTCTGCCTCTTTGCTTTCCTATTCTGACAGCGGAGCCTCAGACGCGGTTGCGTTTGGAGACTTGGCTTACGGTTCGTTGTGGGGAGTATCTGGTATGACTACTGGGGTGTATGTCCCTGCCGATGGAGCCAATATCGCAGACACCGCCAACTCAAACACCAACTGGTCTTACGGAAAGTGGACGGGATTCTTCTTCGGAATGGGCATGACCCACCAGTGGCCTGCCGTTAGACTAGGAGGGGTACAACCAGCCATCCCGACCATAACCAGCGTTCCTGTCACCTTGCAGGGAGGGGCGGTACGGGCACAGGTTACGATAACGGCCCCCTCAGGGGCCGCAGCCAGTCCAATCTACTGCGTATCCACCTGTAATGTAACCACAGACGCAAGAGAGGGAAACCATTGGGCGCATATCGTCTATCAGGACTCAGGAGGAAGCACGGTATCCATTGTGGACAACCTGCTTGGAGTAGGCTCTATCAGTGTTCCTCTAACTATCTCTACGGTTACTCTGCCTAATGGGTCTATAGGAACTCCGTACCTGCAATATCTTGTGGCTAATGGAGGGACTACCCCATACACTTGGTCTATAGTAGCGGGATCTCTGCCTAGCGGATTCTCATTGAGTTCAGGAGGGGCTATATCCGGCACTCCTACCGTAGCGGGGCTATCCTCTTTTACCGCAAGGGTATCCGACGGGGCTTCCAATGCCACAACCCAGAACTTGTCGATTGGAATAAATGGTCAGTCCACAACCTACAGCGGCAAGGTAACCATCTCAGGCAAGGTAAAGCACTAGGAGCGATAACAGATTATGTCGTGCAAATATCACATCGACGATTTCAGATCACCCAACTCCGTTAGAATCAGTCCAGAAGGGGGATTCCTTCAGGACAAGGCGCAATCAGAATCCTTTGAGGAGCGAGAGAAGCGGTGGCGCAAGATGTTCCCAGAGCACTGCAAGGAAGAAGCCTTTAGGGAGTATTCCGGTCCCGGTGGCGGAACATTCGACTTTGAAAAGTAACCGTCTTGCTGAAGACGAGAGATGCCAACCGTAACCCTAGCGTCGTTGAAGTACAACGTCTACAACAAGTTGCAGCAAAATGATAAACTCTATTCTGCTCAAGAGGTTGTGGACTCCATCAACGAGAGCATCCGCGTCACGAACTTATTTTCCGGTTACATTCAAGGGTCGGCTACAACATTATCAATAGGAAATAGAGTTTGGTACAGTATGCCATCCGGCATATTGTTTCCTCTGAAAATCCAGTACGAGGGTCACCTACTACAGCCGCAATCAATCAGAGCGATTGGACAAGCGAATCCCAGATGGGTGCAGCAAACTACGACTTCGTTAGGCTCTCCTCCCTCGTACTGGATTCCAAATGGGGTAGATCTGTTCGCAATATATCCCGCAGATTCTATTGGTGGTGGGATGCTTACGGTTACAGGAGTTGTAGAACCACAACCTCTAGTGGCGGATACAGACACTCTAGTGCTGCCTAATGAGTACAGCGACCTGATAGTGGATCTATCCACGCACAATATTCAATTAAAAGAGTCCGGTCAACTAACGCAACAGTCTGTAGTTTGGTATCAGTCATTCCTGGCAAAAATGGTCCTGCTGTCTATCTGGAAGGGCCTGACTCAACCAGTCCTTAAGGCTCAGGCTATAGCGGGGTATCGAGCATGACAAGTTGGAGAACCATCTACCTGCAAACCTGCCAAGTTCTGATGGAGCCTAATGGTCTAGTGCTTGGCATTTTGACAGAGGCGGATTTTTGGAAGATTTGCGGCGAGGTTGCCGCAGACTTCACATCGAAGGCTCAACTCTACAGGCGGATAGACAACGTGCAGTTGTCCTTTGGGGTATCCGACTACACTGTTCCCGACCAACTATCCCAAGTAATGACAGTCATTGCGGACCAGAAGGCTATCGAGCAGACCAGCGGGTTCTATCGCGACAACTACAACCCTAGCGGTCTTAGTCCATTAGGGAATCCTCAGACCTACCAAGAGGACCAGATCTCCCCCAAGGGAATCTCAGTGGACCCTGCCCCTGATTTCGACGGCAACGATGTTGTTGCGGCCAACGACGGATACGGTACGATTGCGGATGTTGCCACAAATGAGTTTGGAGTCCTTGCGGCCAACAGCGGATATGGGACCATCTCCTATCAGTCGGATGGATCACCCTTCCTCTGTCCTGTTAATGCCGGATTTGGTATTGTGGAAGACATCGTTCCATCCACAGGGAATCTGAGCCTGTTGGGTAGCGTCATCCAAGGGGATTTCTCCAAGATCTCCATGAACAGTACGATACAGTACGTTCCCGATTCGTTTACTTGTTATTTAAAATACGGAATCCTGGCAAGGATCTTTGCCAGCGATAGCGAGATGAAGGACCTGAATCGGGCCAACTACTGTAATCAGCGATATCAAGAGGGGGTAACAATCGCTACCGCCGCAATGCAGGGAGACTTCTAATGGCAGACAGCGCATCCGTAACATTCCGAAAGATTTGCGTTGAGGATATGGCGACCACCGCAGGGATAGCACAGATCACCGCAACCGTTATGGGGGTCGGTTCTATCTCATTGACCGCATTGGTACTTGCGGCTGGGGATGCCGCAGCCGCCACAGCGGGAGTCCTTGTTGGTCAGGTCTACGTGGACTCGTCCGTTACCCCAAACCGCCTTCGCGTAAGAATGTCCTGAATTATCGGTTGACATAAAATCAACATAGCCGTAAGATTGGTTGTAGGCTATGGCATTTCCATTCCCAATTCAGATAACATCCCTTGGGTGGGTTCCGCTCCCCTCTGCTCCTGCGGTTTTTCAGGGAGCGTTCCGCTATCTTATGGTGGACCCGGAGATGGAGCATATGCTCCAGATGTATCCTTCGGACAGGGAGAATTCCTTTTTCCTTGCGGCCATCTGCGACAAGACAAACTTCGGTAAGGCGCAGAAGACTCTGCTTGGCAGATTCACCCCCCTATCCAGTATGGGGTTGTGGGATGGAATACGGATACTATTCGGAGATGGGCGACCTTCCCACAAGTGGTTTGCGATGCCTGAGAACTCTGTATGGGCGGGGAACCCGTGGTGCCAAAAACCACAAGAGGCTAAGTGGTTTGGCAGCGGTAGCTACAACGACGGAGGGGGCGTACCATCATGGATGCAATTCTTGACAACAACTCCTTATGCGGACCCTATCCCCATCTTCGGTCAGTCTGAACTAGGCAAGACCATGAATCAACTAAAGGAGTCCGTGGAGGCGAATGAAGTACTTGAGGCTAGTGTCGTTGATACCATAAACGAACTATCCAAAAAGCTAAAGGCAGCCATAGTTGAGGTTGCAGGTCTACCTGACCCACCGCCCGTTATTCCTGACCTAGGAGGGGTTGTTTTTAGCTTACCCGTTGATTCTAATTGGAAGAAGTATTATAACTACGGAACATCCTGGACTCAAAAACTAAATTACGGCAAGGGTCCACCTAGTCCACAACAAGAGGAAGTAGTGGATGACACCTGTGGCCGCAGGAAGATAGAGGTATAGCCGCATGAAGTGTATAGACTGCGGAGTATATGAGATTGGCGGGGCCTTCTGCGGTCCTTGCAGGGAGAAGGAGTTGGCTAAATGGGGACTGAACCGCAAGGTAACCATGCGGTGCTTGAAGTGCGGTACGGTCTGCGGTGAATACTACACCATAGACGGGGTGCCTGCTTGTAAGGACTGCTTTAGTGAATATGAAGCGGTCAAGTTTGCCAAGGATGCCGCAAGGAGGAGTGCTATGAGCGGAAGAAGCCAACTAGGGGATTCTCTTCAGGGGATGCAGCAGGCAGGGATTCAGGGGATGCCGCAGCAAGGGGGACTTGGTGGGCCACAGGCGGCGGCACAAGCCATGAATGACATCTTTGGCAGCGGGTATGTTCCCACTTACACGACTTCAAATTACCAGTACGTCACCGCCTCTGTTCTTCCTGGTTTTGCGGATATTGTTAATTATCTTAAGAACCAACGAATTCAGGAGTCCACGGAACCGCAAGAGGTAGTAGACGACACTTGCGGTAGGCGCAAGATCGAAGTCTAGTGTACTAGGTCAACAGCCCGTACTTTAGCGTCATCCCTCAAGAACGCCACAACAACATCTATAGATCGACCAATGTTGTCGGGCATAATCTGTTCTAGAAACTCAAGGGTAGCAGGGGATAGTCGAACGGCTCTCCGTTGCCGCTTCAGTCCTTCTGGGAGAGGCTTCCTGCCCCTCTTCTTCTTTTCGCTATTGTTGTCGTCCACGTTTCAATCCACTCCCTCTCGGGAGAATTTCTGTTCCACTTTCTACAGACTTAGTGTATCATAGGGTAGACGGAAATTACAACGAGCATTCACATGGACATAGTTATCTCAGTTGCAGCCTCCTTTCTCCTCTTTGCGGCCCTCTCGGGGGCCGCATTTCTTTATTGGAAATCCAGTCAGAAGAAGCAGGACATCCTTAATGGACAGTCCAGGTTAGTAGAACTATTAGCGGAATGGACGAAGGAGGCCAAGAACGCGCAATCCTCCCACGAGGCAGTAGAGAAGGCGCTGGTACAGATGGAGAAGGTTCCGGCCATAATACAGGCGTTGTCCGTACAGATTATGATATTCAACAGCACGGTAAAGCAGATGGTTCGGACCATAACCAAGCCGGATCGTGCGGAGAACTACATTCAGAACTCGGAAGAGGGCGACAAAGCGGCCTTCTTTGAGATCAGTAAAATCATGCTAGAGAAGGGGATAAGCTTCGATCAGGCCACAGAGGAGTACAAGAGCAACCTGTCGAACACTACGCAGTTGAATCCCAATCTCTTTGCGGCAGACTAGGAGGGTTTATGGAGAACATGGAATCAGCAAGAGAATTGCCTAAGTATAAGTGCCACAAGGAGGTATTTGCACTTAAGATAAAGGACATCACGTTCATCGCATCGGGTGGAGCCGTAATTACTCCTGAAGAAAAGGGGTATTCTGTATTCTCCGTAGGGCATTCCTATGTACAAAAGCATAGTCCTCAGGTAGGGGGCTACTACGTTGTATACGAGGACGGATACAAGTCCTTCTCTCCCCCTGAAGCCTTTGAGGGGGGATATACGAGGATAGATTAATGCCAGCATCAGACTATCGAAACATCATCGGAAAGGCATTAGGTCAGTACATCGGCAAGGTGAAGACTATAGAGGAGTTGCGGGACAAGATTGTTGACCGCATGGAGATCTTCGACGAGGTACGGGGGGATGCCTTGTTGATGGCACCGCAAGTACCCGTCCAGCAGGGGCAGATTGGAAGTTCCCTAATCCTTACGGGTTCTTCTACCGCAGCGTACAACCCATCCCTCAACAGTATTGTCCAAGACGTTACATCCCGCATTGGTGCTCCTGTTGCCAGTAAGCCCGCAATAGACCCGAACGGAAACATGAAGCCCGCAGAGCGGAAGGAAATCCTACGCAAGTGGTTAGACGGGGCAATGCCGCCATCCTTGCCAATCAAGGTAGGCAATGAAGAACTCCAGATGAACCGCAGATTAGAGAATGCTCCGGGGGATATGGAGTTCGTGCGGGTATCCTATTGTATACCGGGGACAGACACAGCGCCCTTCACCGCAGGGGGTCTAGTGCAGCCGGGAAACCAAGGGGCTACAATCCAGGTGAATACGGATGCTGCCAAGTTGGACGCAGACGAACTGATAGCGGAGGTTATGAAGCAGGCCACAAGCATATATGGGTCCGCAAAGAAGGTAATTCCGGTCTCCGCGCCACCAAGGATAGGGAGTCTGTACGAATCCTTGGCTGGTACAATAGAGGACAAGAGTCCCATCAACAACGCAGGGGATGCGGGGGCGGGGGACATGAGCAAGTGGGGAGCTTCATCTGCCGCAGAAGCCGCGAGAGGATGGAGCACTCGTTACGGGAAAGGATAACGGATCAAGGCGATAAGGAAATTGTGCCGCAAGACGACAGCGTAGAGACACCGGAGATAGAAGCGGGGGAAGCGCAAGGTCCGCAAGTCCTGCCTAAGAAACTTACAAAGAGTGGATTATCGAAGTACCTCCAAAAGCAGTTGTTCACCAACCTGCCTGCGCTTGCGGAGGCGTTATACCCCGCTTTACTCCAGTCCGTCCGCAAGAGAGAGCCGTGGGCAATCAAGATGTCCGCAGAGATATTGGGCATCGCTAAGGGCGACCAAGGCGTAACTGTTAATGTATCTCAGAATGTTCAGAATAACCTAAACGTAGACTCTCAAGACAGAAAAAGCTACTCTCAGTTGGTTAGGAATTTAGAACTAAGAGATGAGATGGATAGACTGTCTACAAGTCCAACAATTGAAGTAAATCCTCAATAGCCTACAAGGGGGTTCCCCTATGGTTTCATCAAGGTGGAGACAGGATAATGTCGTCCATGACCTCATAGATTATTTTAATGACCCAAGGTTCTTCGATAAGCGTGGATACCCCCTATGGGATGAGCTTTCATCTGAGGAGGTTAGGATAATTTCTGAGGAGTTGGGTAGATGCAGGAAGGACTTCGTATACGCCGCTAGGAATTACTTCTACATAGCGTCCAAAGCTCTTGGGGATATACTATTCTCCCTGTGGCCCGCCCAGGAACTTCTACTGGAGAAGTTGCTAGAACTAAAGTCCAAGGGATTGCCTCAAAAGCTGCTAGTAATTAAAGCGCGGCAATTGGGATGCTGCCTTGACCCCGCCACCAGGGTCCTTACTTCTGATCTTAGATGGATTCCCATCGAAGAAGTTACCACCGGGATGGAGTTGTTGTCCGTGGACGAGTTTCCAATGGACGGCAAGAATGAAAAAAAATCAGAGCGCAAGATGCGCCCTGCCACCGTTATAGCCAGAAAGTGCGTTTATGACGATGCGTACAAAATAACTATGGAGAATGGGGCTGTCCTTATAGCCACAGGAGACCATAGATTTTTATGCAAAGAGCGCAGCGGATCAGTTCCTACGTGGGTTTCCGTTAACTCTAAGCGTGGAACAAGGACTAGATCCCCCATTCGGGTAGGCGACTCCATACGGTATGTTTCTAATCCTTGGGATGGAATAACCTACGATGACGCATGGTTTGGAGGAATGATTGATGGAGAGGGTAGTTTTAGGGCTAGACCTCTTCCTTCTTCTGGAATGGAGCTGACCGTTTCGCAGACATTCAACGAGGCCCTAGAGAGGGCAATTAATTATGTAGAAAAATCTGGATACACCTACCGAATCGAGATGGACGACAGGAAGGCAGGGGAGTTGTCCAAGTTAGGAAATAAGCCAGTAGCAAAAATCTGCATTAATAGAACCGATGAGTTGCTTAAGGTTATAGGAAAGTGTCGTCCAGCTAGGTTTGTATCCAAGAACTGGTGGGATGGAAGGGGACTTCCTGGAAAGAAAAGCGGAACCGCCTGGGTTAAGGTTTCATCTATAGAGCCGCTCGGAAAAAGAAGAATGATTGACCTTCAAACGTCAACCAAGACGTTCATAGCGGAGGGTTTTGTTTCTCACAACTCTACGGTAACGGAGGCTCTCATAGCACACCGAACCATGTTCTTCAAAAATGTGAATTGCATGGTTATCTCTTCTGACAAGGATCATGTATCCGACGTGATCTTCCCGATTATGACCATGATCTACGACCGTATGCCCTGGTTTTTGCAGGCCGACCTAGCCATGCGAAAATCAGACACGGGATTGTGGTTTGCCAACCCCGACGAGAGTCAGCGTAAGTTCGATCCCGGTCTAAACTCCCGCGTATATATCAAGGGGGCCACTTCTCTTACGGGAGTTGGTCAGGGAATAAGGCTATCCGGTTGCCATTTTTCGGAGTTCTGCGACACTGATGACTACATAGCTAAGTCAATAATCCAGGAAGATTTGACCAACGCCCTTATTGAGACGCCCCCCCATCCAGCCTTCGCCATATTAGAATCAACCGCTAAGGGCGCTAACCGATGGGCGCATAAATTATGGAAAAAGAATATTGAGCTTGGCGAGGATTGCGAATGGACGCCATTATTTTTTCCATTCTTTATGGAAAGCAGTCGTGTTCGTGTGGTCATGCCTGGATGGCATGTGGACCGCCCCGAAGAGTTGATGCGGGAAAGAGTAGAGAGGGAATGGGTTCGTTGCGACAATCAGGACTGTCTTCAGTTTCACCCGCGTTATATAAAGATGTGGGACCGCTCCGGGGACCAATGTCCAACGTGCAAGGCAGGCAGGGTTCATCCGTACACCCTTTTTGACGATCAATGCTCGTGGTACGAACACCGCCGAAAGAACGCCGCCCACGACAACGAATCCGCCAAGATCCTCAAGCAGGAGATGGCGGTTAGCGGAGAAGAAGCTTTTGTCGTAACAGGGTTTCAGGTGTTCGGGGATGACGCTCAGGAGTGGGCGAACTCCACAATCATAGAGCCTCCTACCTTTGCGGGCCACTTCGACAAGCAGGGGATATTCCACTCCTGCGATATGCGTAAGGCCACAAAGGACATGATCGAGCGTAGGACCGCTCCTTGTCTGGTAAAGGGTTGCGATACGAACCACTGGTATGACGACGATCAACTTCATGTGTGGGAGTTGCCGCAAGCGGGGGCAGAATATGTTGTGGGTGCAGACGTAGCCGAAGGACTTGGAGGGGAGGCCGACTACTCTACGGGTTCTGTTGTAAAAATAAACCGCAAGGGTGGAGCCGACTATCAGGTAGCGATCTACCGCTCCAACACTATCGACACTATCAGTTTTGCCTATGTTCTCAACTGGTTAGGGTTGTGGTACAACGAGGCCATGATGTCGATTGAGTGCAACAAGTACGACACTACGGCATCCTACGTACGATTCCAGTTGAACTACCCCAACCTGTACAGGTGGAAGCACTTAGACTCCCTGAATGCCCTCAGCAACAAGTTGAACTGGTATACCCAAGCCAATAGCCGTCCTCGTTTGTGGCAGACATACAAGCGGTGGATGCAGTCCCGGTTGCTCTACATAAGGGACAGGGTTACGGCAACGGAAATGGGGGCATTCGTAAAGGACGACTGGGATGACCGGGGAGCCTCTGGCAGTGAGGGAAGCCACGATGATGCCCTGTTCGCCACCATGATTGCGCTCTATACAGGCCATGAGTCCGACTACAGCGATGCTTTGGGCTATATTCCCTTGCGGCCAGAGTTGACTATGGACACGGCAGAATGGTTGATGTCCTGCAAGGCTTGCGGCGATACGTGGCCCGCCAATAGCCCTGCGGATTTTACGCGGTGTCCGAAGTGCAACAACTACCAGATATTCGGAAACAGGAGAATACCGCCCTCCAGCAACCTTCCCCAGAAGCCAGACTACGACTTGTGGGAGGGGTTAGACGATACCCCTACTGCCGAAAGAGCCTACGAATTGCTTTGACGGTGGACGAAAAACAGTGGTACAATAGGGGCGACGGAAATTATATGGCAACCAAGCAGAAGCAAACCATTCCAGTTAAGTTGACGATCAGCGAAGAGGCTTACTTGCGGCTGACGGGCACGCTTACCGACAAGAGCGAGTACATGACAAGCGAGGTCTTGTCGAATACGGCCAGCCAACTCCTTCAGAAATATGCGGATGGAGGAATTATCCTTGACTCCGTTTCCTTGTCGGAGATTGAGAAGGTTACGGGTAAACCCGTAACGACCGCAAGGGAAGTTGTGACCTACGTAGAGAAGGCAGTCGGTAGACAGGAAGGCTCCTACGATCTTACGGTGTCGGTAGATCCCGCTCTAATTGAGCCGATGATCCAGCGGGCTACAGAGATGGGGTTGGATAGCCCTAAAGACCTATTGAATGAAGTGGTTAACACCGCGTTAACCAACGGCTGGGCATTCAACCTTACGCCTATGGGAGGGTCGCTCCATTTCAACGAAGAGGGATGGGCTAAGGTGAGGGAACTTCTTGGCAAGAACTCCCCGCTTGGGGCAGACTTTATTGCCAAATATGACCGCAAGAGAACGGTAGCGGCGTAGGGAGGGATCGTTATGGCAATTTTCGTAGCCGTAGTATGCAATTCCGCAGATTCGTTTATAGAATACGTTAAAGGATTGGGCATAGTGTGGGACGGAAAGTGGGAGAGTTTTACAAACGTTGGGGATGTTGGATTTTGGAGGGTGTCTAGACCGGAAGACTGCCGTGGTTGGTTGAAGAAATTCCAACACATAGTTAGGTTGGATGATGTGGACGAGGCCACGGAGAGGGAATTGGAAAAGTCTCTCAATCTAAAGGTCGGGGAAGAAGATCCCAGAAAGCTGATAGATGAAATCATTCTAGACCAGAGAGAGAGAGGGATTAAAGATAGCCGAACCAGTGTGTACATATGCCATCAAGGCATATATGACGTTATAACCACTTGTACGGAACTGGACTAACCACAATGCCATTAAGGGAAGGGGTTTGCTCTAACACCCTATGTTCTTGTGGCGGGGTTAGGCAGGAGCATTACTACAAGCGGTCAGACGATCCACCTGTAGCCTGCGATCATTGCGGCCAACCCACCAAGTTCGTCATATCCGCCGCAAATCCTGTTTGGTTGAAGCCGATCAACTCCTACAATTCTCCAAATATACATGACAGACACGCCCAAAACTCAGAAGGTCATATAGCCTACCGCACTAGAAGTTCTCGCCTTGTTGGAGGTGCTCCAGAGCCAGTGCAAATCAGAAGCATACAGGACCAGCGTGAGTACTGCAAAGCGGAAGGACTGGCTATGCCTTCTGACCTCCCTGCGGTTTCTAGGGTGAGTGACGATGGTATGAAAATTAGTGGGCGTGGTTTGCCGGGGCAGGAGGTTTGACAATGGACCTGAAGGACCTTGAAGACGCCTACACTGCCGCATCTATAGGGAAGGTAGAGCCTACCGTAATGTACGCTCCTGAGGGGTGCTTTGTTAAGCAGGACGACGGCTCTGTTGTGGTGTACGATTTTGACGGTGAAGGCAATCATGTGGCTCTACCCTCAGACCAGCAGGAACTCCGCAAGCAGGCATTGAAAGACCGTCTATCCAAATGGGAAGAAAGCATCTAGTCACCCACCCCATTCTTGGGGTTGTGGACTGGGCCACCATCAAGAAGACCGCCGCAGAAATAAGCAAGTCCACAGACAAAAGAGTATGCTCGTGGTGCCACAAGGAAGTACCCAAAGGGAATCGTACTCGTTGTGGAAAGCCATCCTGTAGTGAGGCTATATGGCGGGCAACCTCGTGGGATAGATGCCGCAAGGTCTGTCTTCGGGAGAACAAGATCTGTGCCATCTGCGGATTTGATAGAAGTTCCGAAGTAGACCACATCATTCCTGTAGTGCTTGGTGGGACCGGAGACAAAGAGAACCTTCGGGCGCTCTGCCACAAGTGCCACCTTCAGGAAACCAACAGGCTCCGCAAGTCCAAGGATGGGTATGTGGCGAACCACGCCCCCGATAAACTTAACGGAGTCAACGTCTTGTCTCAGACGCCATCCTTATGACATTGGACTACATCCCGCAAGGGCCATCTTTTCTTACAGATTCCGACTCTGAGCAGTCGTACACTCCATCGGGGGAGGAAGCCTACCGACAGAAGATGCTCTCGTGGAGGTCTGCCGCAAAGGAAGAGGCACTAGGAACCTACAGGGAAAACAGCGAATTAAAGAGTATCCCAAAATATATTAATTCTCTTAGCGGATCGTACTGGAATCCCCGTAGAGCGAAGTACAAGTCCCCCTTCTTCGACAACAGGTTAAATAAAGCCCGCATAGACTCCCTTGCGGCGTTGACGGACACTCGTCCAGCAATCGACATCAAGACCGGAGTGCCTGCCTATAAGGTCCACGGGGAGATGGCTCACGGAATCCTTCGACACGAATGGATGACGCAGGGCATGGACTTGTCGCTGGTAATGGCAACCGACATCTGCCAACTGCAAGGCACCTCGTTCTGGAAGTTGGGCGCTGGTAGTCCTGGTCTATTGAATGCCATACCTTGTGGGATAGAGAACGTACTCCCTATACAGCCGGGGTTCCATATACAGGACTCTACGGCGGTCCTATACCGCACATGGAAGCCATTGTTGAAGTTGAAGCGGAAGTACCCCTTCACTTCTGGTGGACTGGAGAAGCAGTCGGGTAGTATAGACTCCCAATTCCAATCCGGCAATGTAGCCTATCAGAGGCCCAACTATGTAGACGAGTACGTATGGAATGGTCTGTCCCCCGCAATGCAGAGGGCATTAGGCACTAGGGGAGAGCCGGATAAAGCCGTACAGAACTTCTTCCGTTCTATAGAGACAGAGGAGTACTTCGTAGACGACGACAGTATAAACGACAGCCGCAAGAGAGTATTGATGCGGCATCCCTACCTGCCCACAAGCGCACATAATTGGTGGTACTGGGTAGAGCCGGGACAGAAGCTATACCCCCGCAAGAGGCTGATAGTGTTCGCGGGAGACATTATTCTCCACGATGGACCTGCTCCGTTCTGGCATGGGCTATACCCCTTTGCCTGTATGCGGCTAAACCCTGTACCGTGGTCGTTCTGGGGGTTGTCGAAGTACAGGGATCTGTTGCCCGTAAATTCCGCAATCAACGAGATCATTGCGGCCATGCTGGATATGGTGAAGAGGGCGCTAAACCCGCAAGCCATCTCCAAGACTGGTGCGGTCAATGCCGCCGCATGGGGGCAGTTCTTTTCGGATATGCCGGGGACGAAGTTGTTGATGGGGCCGAACGCCAACCCAGCCGCAGACATCCGGTATATGTCCCCACCGGATATACCAGCCTACGTTCTGAATCTATTGGTAATGGTTCTGATCCCGGAATTCGACAGACTAGCGGGCGCAATCGACGCAGGGATGTTGGGGAAGAAGAAGCAGATCCCCGGAGGGGAAACCATTGAGCAGATGAAGGACTTGCAGAATACGGGGACGCGACTCGAAGGGCGTTTTATCGAGAGCTTTTTGAAGGATAGTGGACTGCAATCCATGTCCAATATATTCCAGTTCTATACAATGTCACAGCGGCTAAAGATATTGGGGGAGGACGGAATCACTAAGGACGACTTCGACAGCATACCGGACAGCACTGTTCCTGACGAGGTTCTTCCACGAGAGGACTTCTGGAAGCAGTTCTCCTTGTCGGTTACCCCCGGAAGTATCCACACGGGCGCGAAGGACCG